GTAGTTTTCCAAATAGATTAGTTTTATATAACGGTGGTAGATATCACGCTAATTGTTTTGATTACACAATGGAAGAAAGAATAACATTTTCTTTTTTCTTTAAACTAAAATAGAAAGATATATAATGGACTTTTTAGAAAAAACAATCAAAGAACAAGAACTGTTAAATATGAGTTATAAACAATCAAAACAAAATAAAGCAGATAGACATTTAGAATCATTTAGTGATGATTTAAGAAATAGTATTAACAAAGCAATAAAGGCAAAACCAATGATAAGACAATATACATATGAAGAAGAAGAAATATTAAGAAAAGGATTGAGTGATGGCGAAACCAAAGAAGACTAAAGAACCTAGAGGTAAAATTTACGAAAGAAATCCTATGACAGGAGTTATTCGTTGGAGATACACAGATGAGTCACCTGATAAATTCGGTTGGCCTAATTACGGAAGAATATTAAAGGAGAAAATAAAATGATAAAAGAAGCACTAATTAAAAAACTAGAAGGTGATGTAGCAGTTGCAGAAACAGATTTAAAAGTCTTTTTAGGTAGTCCTATTGGCGTTGCTGAACATATAGACTATGTTGCTACAGCAGAAAAGAAAACAACATTATTAGCAGAAGCAAAAGATAAATTAGAAACACTTAAAAATCTTTAATGCCTATCTACACTTTTTATAATAAAAGAACTAAAAAAGAATATGACGATATGATGTCAATATCTGAAATGGAATCTTATTTGTCAAAGAATAAACATATTTCACAAGTATTGCAACCTATAAATATTGTTTCAGGAGTTGCAGGACTAACGCATAAGAATGACCAAGGTTGGAAAGAAAATATGCAAAGGATTGCTGAGGCACACCCTACAAGTCCTCTTGGCGAAAGATACGGCAAGAAATCAATCAAACAAATTAAAACTCAACAAGCATTAACAAAGAACAAACAGCGAATAGCAAGTAGAAGGAAAAAGTAATATGAATAAAGACATACCTGATTATATGCGAGAGTTTGATACTTCAGATGATTGGGGTATGACACCTGTATCATCTACACCAACAAACACACCTAGTGTTGATCCTAAACTAGTAGAAAATTCTAATTTAGAAATATCAAAAGTAAAAGGTGATGTATCAGATATTAAGTCAATGATGAATGAGATTATGCAGATAGTGGCAGAGAAAGATACTATTACAAAAGAAGTATCAGACGAAGAAACAATAAAAAGATTTAAGGACATTGAGAAAATTGTATTACCTTTTTTATATAACTTAGGTAAAACAGACGAACCTTATATACATTGGCCAAATAGAGGACCGATTATTAAGGCACAAATAGAGAAAATACTAAAACTTACAAGGGGATAATATGACAGCGAAAGCTAAACATAAAGAACTAAAAAGAGCCGTGTTAGATATTGAGAACAAAAGAGAAAAAGATAGAACTAACAGCACTTGGTACGATTTAAGAACTCTAAAGAAACTTAAACTAAAAGCAAAGGAAAAGATAAATGCAACTAAGCAACAATTTTTCGCTTAAAGAAATGACTGCCTCTCAAACGGCAGACAGACACGGAATTACTAATAATCCAAGCGAAGATCATATGGATAATATGAAAAAATTATGTGAATCCATACTACAACCAATTAGAGAACACTATGGCAAAGTTGTATCAGTATCCAGTGGGTACAGATCACCAGAGTTATGTGTTAAGATAGGATCAAGTTTAAAATCTCAGCACGCCAAGGGCCAAGCTGCGGACTTTGAAATATTTGGGATCCCAAATGCTGACTTGGCAAAATATATTATAGATAAATTAGATTTTGACCAGTTGATATTGGAATACCATAACACGGAAGAACCTAACAGCGGTTGGATTCATTGTTCATACAAGAATCCTGAAGACAATAGAAAACAAGTTTTAAGAGCATACAGAAATGGTGATGGTAAGACTATTTACGAACCATACGACCCTAGCTGAGCTGTTGAAACTCTTAACAATGAACAAAAGAGAGAACGAGATAAACTTGTGTCGCATTATATGTTACACAGATCAATCTAGTGCTTGACTTTTTGATAATATAATGTTATAATGTAATTATGAATAAATTTAAATTTGAAAATATAGATAAGACACTCTTACCTAAAACTAAAGGTAAGAGTATAGACGGACATAGATTTTATGCAATAGATGATAAGAATTATCCATCTGTAACTACTGTTCTAAACATAAGAAAAAAAGAAGGATTACTTCAATGGCGTAAGAATGTTGGAGAAGGTGCTGCTAATTGGGAAATGGGTCGTGCTGCTCGTAGAGGTACAGCAACACACACACTCATTGAACAATACATTAAAGGTGAAACACCTAGTGAGAGATCAGTATTACCAATAGGTCTTTTTAGATTATTAAAACCTTATGTAGATCAGGTTAACAATATTCACTTATTAGAAGCGTGTATGTACTCACACAAGTTGACCATTGCAGGTCAAGTTGATTGTGTTGCAGAATACAATGGTAAGTTATCTGTAATAGATTTTAAAACAGCAAACAAAGAACGACAAGAATCTTGGATAGAGAACTACTTTTTACAGACTACTGCCTATGCTATTATGTATGAGGAGATATTCGGTAAACCCATAGAACAAATAGTCATATTACTTGCAGGTGAAGACGGTTCTGTCGCTTGCTACAAAAAGAATCCTAATGATTACAAAGAGTCGCTCGGTAAAGCGATACAAGAGTTTTATAAATATTACGAAGAACTAAACAAAGATAAAGTCAAAAGTATTACATAGAATGAAAAGGTGATTTAAATTCTACTTGCGACCTAAAACGCTAAAGGATAAAATGAAGAAATTAGTATTAATATTAAGTATATTATTTGCTACAGTTGTATATGCTGGCCACGAAGAAGGTTTAAGAGATGGAGAAGTTTATATACAACAGTTACCTGCTTTATGTGGGTCGCCAGAAAATATACAAAAATATTTAGACCATAAGAAATTAAAACCATTACATATCTCTCTAGGTAGAGAAGCAATGGACCCAACAGGATTACCAGTTTATATGATGACTTATATGGTGAACGATAACAAAACAGAAAGTGCTACTGTATTAACTATACCAAATAATACAGAAAGTTGTATCCTGTACCATACATTTGATCTTGTAATGGAACTTAAAGAAAAACAAAAGAATTAGACGGCGAAGGTAATATAATAACTAGTGAGGACGGTGGTGCAATTCCACCCACCTCCACCAATTTAAAACACATTGAGGTGTGCTTTGAGGGGGTGAATCAGATTCGACTACTACTAAACCTTACTGGAGTTTAATCGCTGACACCGTAATGTCAACTTATAAACGCTAACGAAAGTTACGCTTTAGCAGCTTAGTCTGCTTAGGGTTTGCCTGTACCTAGTAACAGAAACAGGCATACAAAAGGATATAATGAACCAGGCGACACCGACAGAAATTCCAAACACATATTACAGAATACCTATCGTAAAGGATAGGTGGGCCCCTATTGTGGTTACGCTAGCGGGTAACCACACTAGACAAATTAACAATTATATGTTATAATGAAAGTATAAATGAATAGTAAAGAATTTAGTTTAAAGATAGAATCAGTAGTTAAAATGAAAAGAGTATCTTATATGGATGCCATCATAGACTATTGTAATCTAAACGACATTGATGTAGGAACTGTTAAAGCAATGGTTAATAAATCATTAAAAGAAAAAATCAAACACGAGGCAGTTAATTTAAAAATGCTTAAAGAGAAAAAAGGTGGTACTCTACCTGTATGAATGGAATGGAGATGTTATACCACATCTTATTTGTAGAGAAATCTACTGCTCTATGGGGTCTAATAGGACTAGGAGTTATAATTGCAGTTTTAAGTGTACTATATGATATTGGCTGTGAACAAAACAATGAATGAAGAAAAGGAAAATATAATGGATAAAATACCAGAACATAAATTTAAATGTAGATTTCAACACCAGACATTTATGATATGGAAAGATGTATCAACAGATGATATGTTTAAAGACAAGAAGGTGGTAATATTTGGATTACCAGGTGCATTTACACCAACTTGTTCATCAAAACACTTACCCGAATACGAGGAGAAGTATGAACTATTTAAAGAACAAGGTATAGACGATATATATTGTATATCAGTTAATGACGCCTTTGTAATGAATGCTTGGGGTAGTAGTTTAGTGCCTAAAGTAGAGAAAGTCTTTTTATGTCCTGATGGTGATGGAAAATTTACAGATAAAATGAAAATGTTAATTGATAAACCTAAAGTAGGATTTGGTTTAAGAAGTTGGAGATATTCTGCTCTAGTTAATAATGGTGTAATAGAAAAAATGTTTATTGAATCAGGTAAAAATAATGAGAGTGCTGATGAAGATCCTTACGAAGTATCAGGTGCAACAATTATGTTAGATTATTTAAAGGACAACAAATAATAAATGTATGGAGGGTTTGATGTTTTTAGAGTCTATATGGCAGTTAAATTACATTTTACTACCAACTATAATTATTTTGACTATGATGGTAAGGTAAACATTAAACTAGACACATTTACAAAACGAAATGATAGATATTTTTTTCATAAACTCAGCACAAAATACAATAAGGATGAAATACTTGATTTCTTTGTTGCAAACTTTACTGAAAAAGATAAAAACTGGATTGGAAACTTACTAGAAAATGATGGACGAGATATTTACCTCAAATATAAAAAGGTTAAAGATAATTTTAAGTACCATTTTAGAAACGATTTTGTTAATATTCTTTCTGATTTCAACAGTAAGCGTATTAGTTTTGATGATGGTTTCGTTTGCAATAATGGACAACACCCTAGACTTTTACGCTTACTTATTCAAAGGAGAGCGTCATTCCAATCCTTCGTTGTGCTTGACCAAATCTTATCGTTTATCAAAAATTGGAATAAACAAATTGAAGAAAAGGTTGTGTGGCCTAAAATCGCACATAAGGTTTCCAAGTTGAAACCTTTTATAAAATATAATATAACTGAATGTAAGTTAATAATGAAAGAGGTAATAAGAAACAATGACTAAACCAAAAATAGAATTTATATCTCTAGTATCAGGTGTAGATAAGACAATGCCTATAATAGAGGCGAGTAAACATAAACCATCTTGGATTAAGAGAGCGGCTGAAGATTTTAAATCTAAAGGTTCTATCACTCAACAAGTTAGAGGTGGAGAACAAATGTATGCTGATCCTAATTCACAAAAATTCAATCCTGGAGAAACAAGACACACATCAAAATGTCCTGCTCTACAGCAGTTTCATAACACAGGTTATATTATGAGATTACATACTGATATAAAAATAGATGTAAGTCCTGATGGCACAATGTATCAATCATCAATACCTGGTGGTAACCCAGAAACTAAAGAACTTATTACATCACATATGGAACAATCAATGTATCCTTTCTTTGAAAATTGGCCTAAAGGTACAATGAAACAAGTATTGAAATTTAATTTACCTTGGGTAGCAAGAATACCTAAAGGATATAAACTGTTGCAAATGCACCCTATGTACCTAGACGACAATAGGTTCACAACTTGTTCAGGTATATTAGAACCACAGTTAGGACACGCTGCTATAGGAACTATACCTTTCTTTTGCCACTTCACAGGAGTTGAAACAATTAAGGCAGGAACACCTATTGCTCAATTTGTATTGATACCAGATGAAGATAACGAAATGAAAGTAATTGACTTTGAAGATGATAAAAATTATATCAAAGAAAGATCAATGAACTATTTACAATTACAACAATCATTTAATAAAAACTACAACAAGATTAGAGAGTTTTGGAAGAGTTACGGTTGGTAATATGGTATGGAGTAATAATGAAAAAGGACTTGTTGAAGAACTAAACAAACTTGCTATATTTGCAGACAATCCATTAGTTGTAGAAGGCACATCATACTCTGCCTTTGACGCAATTAGCGATAAGTTTGTTTGTGAATTTAAGAAAAGAAACTTTGAAAGCGACCACAAGTATGCTTTAGAAGGTCTTATTATTGAGAGAAAGAAATACGATAGTCTGATTGAGAAAAGTGAATTTTTTAAGAAAGAGGCATTGTATATCAATAAGTTTACAGACAACAAGATAGTAATATGGAACTTAACTGATATGACAAAGTTTAGTTTTGATTTCAAATGGCATATGAAGAAGATGAACAAGAGAACTTTCCAATCTAAATTTGACAAGACAGAAAAAGAAGTAGCACTACTAAAACCTAAAGACGGCAAAGTATATGAGTAGAGTATTCTGTATCGGTAATGGTGAGAGTAGAAAGCATTTAGATTTAGAAACATTAAGACCACACGGCAAGATATATGGTTGTAATGCTTTGTATAGAGATTTTAAACCAGATGTAATTACTGCTGTTGATATGGGCATAATGCACGAGATATACAATTCAGGTTATGCACAAGACAATAAGTGTGTGTTTAGAGATTGGAACACAATGCCTGGTGATATGTACGATCAATTATTATATGCAGGTCAAAACTATTCAGACCAAGATTACGATTTAATTAAGAAAGAAAATGTAATCAACAGTAATGAACGAGGTGATTGTAAAGAGTTTGTATTACACGGTTCTAATTTAGCAGGTGTAATAGAGATAATGAAAAAGAATAAGACTAGAGAAGAAAAGAAAGTTAATCACTCATTAATAAATGTAAGTTGGGTTACCAGCGATGATAAGGTCAGAGCAGTACAAGATTATATGATTAACAATGAGGGTAAGACAAGAGATAGAGGTTGGGCAGCAGGTCCTACTTCAGGTTACTTTGCAGTATTAGATAATAAACCTGCTGAAGTATTTTTACTAGGACACGATTTAGAGAGTCATAATAACAAACTAAACAATATGTACAAAGACACAAAACATTATGGTCTAAAAGAGGCACACAAGACACCTAGTGTCAATTGGATAAATCAATGGCTAGAACTAATAAAAGAACATCAAAACATCACTTTCTACAAGGTAAATCCAAACGGAGGCGATGGTTCAGACCCTATTAGTACAATACCAGAGGCGTGGGCAAGTATGAAGAATATTAAATATATTGACTATACCACGCTTGACAATATGCTAAAGATATGATATAGTATTACTATTACAATGTTAGATGGATTTATATACAGATTACTAAACAAGATTGTTTTTACTTGTGAGAAGTTACGAGAAAAGATGATTGAAAGATCAATGCCAAACCCTTGCAAATCAGCAAAAGAATGGCGTAAAGATTATGAAAAGTGGAAGAAAAACCAGTCTAAATAGTAATGATTCCGATTAAATAGGAAACACAAATATAATAATATAATAATATAAGGAGAATACGAATATGGATTTTGAACAATTAAAATCTTCATCAAGTGGTTTTGACGCTTTAACCAAGGCACTTGAAACTAACCTCAATCCCGAGGACAATTCAAACAAGAACAAATACCAAGACGATAGATTTTGGAAACCAGAGTTAGACAAAACTGGTAACGGTTATGCTGTTATTAGATTCTTACCTGCTGTTGAAGGCGAAGACTTGCCTTGGCAAAGAGTATGGTCTCACGCTTTCCAAGGAACTGGTGGTTGGTATATTGAGAACTCATTAACAACATTAAATCAAAAAGATCCTGTGTCGGAAGAAAACACAAGACTTTGGAATACAGGTGTTGATAGTGATAAAGAAATTGCTAGAAAGAGAAAAAGAAAACTATCTTATTACTCAAATATTCTAGTAGTGTCTGATCCAAAACATCCAGAGAATGAAGGCAAAGTTTACTTATACAAATTTGGTAAAAAGATATTTGATAAGGTAACTGAAGCAATGCAACCGGCATTTGAAGACGAAGCGGCAATCAATCCGTTTGACTTCTGGAAAGGTGCAAACTTCAAACTTAAAATCAGAAAAGTTGATGGTTATTGGAACTATGACAAATCTGAATTTGAAAGTGTATCAGCTCTTGCTGGTAATGATGAGGAAATCAAAAAGACTTGGTCTTCTCAACACGCTTTAAAACCATTTTTAGCAGCAGATAATTTTAAAACCTATGACGAACTCAAAGAGAAACTGAATAGGGTGTTATCAGGTGCTAGAAAAACTGAAACCGTTGCCGTTGCAGACCTCCCGCCTCAACCTACGGCTTCAGCGAAAACTATAAGTGAAAGTCCAGCTGCTAGTGATGATGACGATACAATGTCATACTTTAGTAAATTAGCAGAGGACGAGTAATAACCTCTCTCTCGGTACATAGTTTAGGGCGCTTTAGGTAACTAAAGTGCCCTTTTTTAAGCATAAATATAGCGTATGCCAAGTATATTAGATCCATTAGTAGATAGAGCCGCAGGTGTCAGAAAAGGCACTAGGTGGTATCAACAAGCAATAGCTTCTATCGCAGATAAGATATCTGCTAGACGATTAATGAGTCAAGGTAAACTAAATGGCAGACCTAGTATTGGTCGTTTAAATATGTTCTTTTATGACCCTAAATATAAGAAGACATTACCATACTATGATACATTTCCTCTAGTATTACCTATTGAGAGAATACCAGGTGGATTTGCAGGGATTAACTTTCATTATTTAAGACCTGGTGCTAGATTTACTTTGTTAGAAAGATTACAAAAGTTTTCTACAAAGGGTGCAGAAATAACTAGTAGAAATAGTTTTGATGTCAGTTACGATAGAGTTAAGAATATACCATTGGTTAAGAATACAATTAAGAAGTATTTGTGGTCCCACGTTAGATCAAGTTTTTTAAGAATTGATTACGACAAGGCTGCATTATCAGTTTATTTACCAGTGGCACAGTTTAAAAAGGGGAGTCCATACTAATGGCAATATTAAGAGGCGGAAAAAGAATTGGTGGTTATGATATTCGTATCGGAATACCACGAGATAGATCGCTAGATGATGTAGCAGGCGATAAAAGATTACAACGAAGACAAGGTGGTAATCCTGAAACTACAATAGGTCGTTTTCAATCTTATGTAAATGAGGCAGAGGGTTTTGCTAGAAAGGCAAGATTTTATGCTGAGTTTAATTTACCTAAAGGCGTATCAAACTCCGCATTATTTTCAGAAGGTTTCCAAGACACATCATTAGCAGCACAAGAGAAACAAGCATTTCCTACACAATCAGATTTACTTGCCATACAACAGGCAAATGGTAGACGAGTAAGAGCATTTTGTTCTTCAATCAGTATGCCTGAAAGAGAAATGGTATCCAAAGAAATTAGACACGGCAATGCACCTGCTAGAAATTTTGTATACGATATGAAATCATCATCTATATCAGCACAATTTTATGCTGATAAATTTATGAGAGAGAGATCATACTTTGAATTATGGCAAAAATCTGCTATGTCAACATCATCTACATTTAACACAAACTATTATGATAACTATGTTGCTAACCTAAACATATTTCAATTAGGTCAATTTGCTAGCAGACAAGAACGGGACGATATAACTTATGGTGTACAATTGATAGATTGCTTTCCTACTAAAATAGGTGCAGTAGAATATTCCCACGATGCTAATAACATACAAACAATAGATGTAGATTTTTCATTTAGATACTGGATTAATTACTTTATAGATAAACAAGGTAATATAGAATTAGGTAGTCCTGTTGGCAGGATACCTGAGATTAAGAACAATAGAGGAATTTTTGGTAGTTTGATAAATAAACTGCCACCTGAATTGAGAAGGGCAGGTAGAGATGTACTTAACGATTTAAGAAGACGAGTACCTCTAGGTAGAGTAACTGGCGGAAGAGTATTCCCACCATTTAAAATACCACCACTAAATATTTAATAATTAAAAGGAGTTATTATGGCGTTACCAATAGTTGAAACACCGAGATATGAGTTGACTTTACCATCAAGTGATGTAAAGGTACAATATAGACCTTTTCTAGTAAAAGAAGAAAAGATTTTATATATGGCACTTGAATCAGGTGATGAAAAAGAAATGCAAATGGCAACAAAAAACATTTTGAAGTCAGTTACATATGAGAAGTTAGATGTAGAAACATTACCTACATTTGATGTAGAATATATTTTCCTACAAGTTAGGGCAAAGTCAGTAGGAGAAGTTGCAAAGTTTAAGATTATTTGTCCAGATGATAAGAAAACCTATGGCGATGTGGAGGTTGACATATCAAAAGTTGAGGTGCAAGTTGATGACGCACACACAAATGATATTATGTTAGATGAGAAAAGAAAATTAGGTGTCATTATGAAATATCCTAATATGAAAGTGTTGTACACTACAAAAGGTGTTAAAACATTATCGTATGAAGATATTATCAGTTTAGTTATAGGTTGTGTTGATTACATTTATGAGGGAGAAAAGAATTACCCTACTACTGAATCAACAAGAGAAGAATTGAAAGAGTTTTTTGAGAATTTAACACAAGATCAATTTGTTAAGTTAAGACAATTCTTTGAAACAATGCCTAAATTAAGACACACAGCAAAAGTGAAGAACCCAAAGACAGGAGTTGAAAGTACAATCACCTTCAGCGGGTTACAAGATTTTTTCGGATTAGCCTCTCCCACAACAGCCTAGAGGCCTTATTTGAAATTAACTTTGCTCTTATGCAACATCATAAGTATTCACTAACTGAAATTGAGGCTATGATACCGTGGGAAAGAGATGTATATGTTTCGTTATTAATAAGATATATAAAAGAAGAAAACGAGAGAAAAAAAAGAGAGCAACAGAATAAAGGTTAAGAATATGATAGACAAGATTAAAAGAACAGGTATAGACACGATCAAACTAGTATGGGATTTCTTTTCAGATGAACTACCACACGTTTTATCAAATTGGAGATTGATTCCAAGATTGATGATGGGGTTGTACTGCTATGCTTTCTATTCAACTATGAACTGGTTTATGTTACTAGACGCTCCTAACAATGCACAAGCAGGTTTTGTGTCAGTTGTTGTTGGTGCTGGTGCAGCCTGGTTTGGACTATATGTTAATAGTGGCAAAGTTAGCTCGTCACCTTC